GCTCTACTGGGAGGGCGGCTACCGCAGCAACAACGACACACCGATGCGGTTCAGCGGTGGCACGAAAATGAACGGCGCCCACGCGATGAAAGGGTTCGGGGTGCAAACCTTCGCCGCTGGCGGTTTGGAAACAGGGCACGCCGAAGGGTATCTGGTGGCCCGCTGGCAGACGGTGGCCTGATGCTCAAACAGTTGCCCAAGACTGCAGCTGAGTGCCGCCGCTTGATCGAAGAACTGGGCTGCGGTTGCCAGACCTACCTTGCGCTTCTCAAGGAACACCTGCAGATCCTTGAGCAGCGGGAGAGGCAAGGATGAGGCCCAGCCTTGTCGTTCTCATCGCCGTTGCCGCACCGCTGGTGTTGGCGATGGAGATGGTGGCGAACTGCTGGGCGCACAACAAAACCCGTGAAGTTTGCGACCCCGATGGGCAGGTGCCAGAGATGGTGCAGGCGGTGGTCACCACCGTCTTCGCCTGGATGGCGAATCCACCCAACCGAGAGCCGTAGAGAACGACACTACTGATACGTACGGGTAAGATTTATTCGTAACCCATGTTCTGTTGAATGTCAGACGAGCTTGGAGTGGCCGTGCCCTCCACTGATGTGCCCGTGGCCATCGACCCCGCTCTACTGAATCGGCCTGAGCGCCCTGAAGACCAACAGCAAGGCACTGCCGACGCTGAGGCCCTTAGGGTAAAGATCAACCTAGAAAAACAGCATCGCAAGAACGCTGAAAAACAGGCTGCTGAGGCCAAGCAACAGATGCAGCAGCTCAGGGATGAGCTGGAGCAGCTGAAGACCATCCAACAGAACGTTGCGCAGAAGTCCCTAGAGGACCAAGGCCAGTTCCGTCAGCTCTGGGAAGACGCAAAGCGATCCGTCGCTGACCGTGATGCCCAGATTGTCGAACTCAAGGCGCAGCTGAACAGTGTTCAGCAGACCGCCGAGCAGGAGCGCTTAAAGGCCGCTGCCACCAATGCCATCAGCCAGGCAAATGCTGTCAACGCTCAGCAGCTATACGCGCTGTTGCAGCCGCAGCTACGAATGGACGACGAGGGCAACCCAGCTGTGCTCGCCGGTGGGGTTGAGCAACCGCTGGGCGATTACCTCGCCAACCTTCGTCAGTCTCCTGATTGGCAACATCATTTCGGCGCCAGTGGCGCACGCGGAATGGGTGCAGCACCGGTTAGCGCTGTTGCACCAGGGATGAGCAACCCCTACCGCAGCGGCAACCTCACGGAAGCCATGCAGCTGGAAATGTCTAACCCTGAGCTGGCCAGAGCACTCAAGGCTGAAGCTGCGCGCGGGTGACCCACGGTAAACCCAACACTTAAAGACAATGGCCGCGCCATTCCAGAATTATCAAAACCAGGCGGGAAATACCACCGCCCTGACTACTCCTTACGGTGCAACTCGGATCACTGATCTGATCACTGTTCCCGCCTTCCGAAATTATGTAGCGGAGGCGATTTACGAGCGTTCCGCACTCGTGCGTTCTGGCGCTGTTGTTCGCAACGCTGCGCTCGATGCCCGCGCTGGCGGCGTGAAGGTCGAAGTGCCGACCTGGCGTCCGATCAACCCCACTGAAGTCAAAATTGACGACTCCAATACTTGGGGTGGTGGTGGCGGTCAAGCCGGCCAAGGTTATTTGGTGCCTGAGCGTGTAACTGCTGGTAAGCAGATCGCACCGATCATGCACCGTGGCTTTGCCTACAGCGCATCGGACCTCAGCAAGCTTTCTAGCGGTGAAGACCCTCTCGGCTTCATGCGCACTCAGCTGGCAGACGCCATTAACAAGCTGAAAGAGCGCACTCTGTTTGCTCAGCTTGCTGGCCTGTTCGGCCCTACCGGCGGCACTGGCGCTCTGATTGGCAACAGCACCGACGTAGCAGCTGATGCCACTCCCGGCACGCTGACCGCTAGCAACATGCTGACCGTGGCTTCTGCTATTGCAGCCAAAGCCAAGCTTGGTGAGCGTGCCTCTGCGCTGAACATCATCGCAATGCCTAGCGCGTGCTATTTCGGCCTTCAGCAGGCTGGGATGCTCACTTTCAGCTCCAATTCGTTGGCGAGTGGCGCCCAGATCAGCTGGGGCGGCGGCGGCGTGGGCGTCACGGATGACTCTGTGGCGTGGTTCGCTGGTATGCAAGTTATCGTCACTGATAACCTTGTTGGCGAAGGTTTTGACGCCACGCCGACTACTGGTAACGCCCTGAAGTATCCGGTTTACATGATGTCCTCCGGGGCCATCATGGAAGGCGTGCAGCAGGAACTTACCATCGAGGCGGACCGCAATGTGTTGAGCCTCCAGGACGTCGTTTCTGTTCACCAGCACTACGGCTACCACGTGGCTGGCACCAGCTACACCGGCGCTGACAACCCCGACAATGCCGCGCTGACAACTGCTAGCAACTGGGGTCTGGTTTACACCGATCGCCGCAATGTCGATGTGGTGCGCCTGTTCGTTAACTCCAGCTTCGGCGGTGTTAGCTGAGCCAGACTGTTTCTGGGATGTTCAGGGGCCTTGCGGCCCCTTTTTTATGCCTCGACGCCGGCGTTCAGTGCGGACTGTACCTGCATTTGATCCAGCGTCAGCTGGCGCTCTACCGGCTTCGGCGCATCCTCAACAACAGTAGACACGTCCACTTCTGCTGATTTGCGTTCGGCCTGCTTCTTGGTTGCCATTGCTGTTGTGCGTGGTCTCCCTAGCTTCCGTGCCTACCGTCAAGAAGTCGCCATCCCGAAGCCTCGGCCGTGGTCAACCTCACCCGTCTGTATATCGAAGTGAATGAGGCTGTGCCGCCACAGCACCGCCCACCGCTCACTGTTCCGATCATTGACTGCGAACGGCATGAGGCAGCGGCGTTAAAGCAGCGCCTGCAGCGCAGGGGCTACACCGTCCATGCAGTGCCTATCTGACCGGGAATCTAGGCCAATAGGCGAAAGGCGCGGTGCCGGTTCCAACTCCACGGACTCCGATCTGCATTGCACGGGGTAACAAGGCGGATCTCACTGCCAACCTGACGGCGCTGAGCGAAGGCGAGATCTGCTACGCCCTTGATGAGGACGCGCTCTACGTCAAGGAAGGCGGCGTCTTGGTCAAAGCGGCAGGTGCGTCAACGCCTTATGTCTTGCCCGTTGCCGGTTCTGCAACCCTTGGCGGGGTCAAGATCGGCGCCAACCTCACGATCCAACCTGACGGCACCCTGAGCGCTACGCCGCCAAGCACCAGCATTCCCCCTGGTGTTCAGAACCTTGACCTGCTGCAGTGGGACAACGGCGCCAGACAGTGGACTGCCAACCGCGTAACCGATGGGGGCAACTTCTGAAGGGAACCTAGGCCAAGCCAAGGGTTTCACTGACGATGACCACCCAGATTCGGATTAAGCGCCGCGCTGCGGGTGGCGCTGTTGGTGCGCCGGCCGCTCTCCTGAACGGAGAACTGGCGTTTAACGAGCAGGACGACACTCTTTATTACGGCAAGGGTTCTGGCACCGGTGGCGCGGCTACGTCAATCATTGCGATTGCAGGCCCCGGCAAATTCGCCAACATCGGCACCGCCCAGACCTGGACTGGTGCGCAAACCTTTAACGGCAACACCGTTTTCGGTGGCACCATTGATTTTGGCAGCGGCACGCTGAGCAATCTGCCGCTTACCAAGCTCACTGACGTCACCATCACCGGCGCCACGACCGGCCAGATGCTGAGCTGGGACGGCACGAAATGGATTAACAAGACACCAAATACCGCCCAGGTCTTCTCGCTTGCTGATACCGACGTCACTGGTGCCACTGGCGCAACCACGACCCTCAAGATCACGGCAGCGCTGATCAATAAGGGTGCGGGTGGCGGCGGCATTGCCGCAGCTTCGGGCTTGGTCGCAGGTGATATCACCGTCGTCTCTGGTACTACCGCTGGCATTAGCGGCAGCTGGATTTACAACGGCACTGCATGGGTGTCGATGCCTTCCGGCGGCGGTGGCGGCACTGTTAGCAGCGTTGCTGTCACTGTGCCCAGCTGGTTGTCGGTAAGTGGCAGCCCGATCACGACCAGTGGCACCATTGCGATTACCTCTGCAGCAGAGGCGCCCAATACAGTTCTTGCTGGCCCTGGAACAGGCCCCAACGCGGTGCCTTCGTTCCGTGCCTTGGTTGCAGCTGACATTCCTGACCTGAAAGCTACCTACGCGCTGGCAGCTACTACGGTCACAGCTGAGAACGGTCTTGTCGTTGGCGGCGCTACTGCGCCTACGGGCACCAGCAGCACCCTGGGCGGCAACCTGTTCATCGGTATCGGCACCATCGACTGCGGCACCTTCTAGAGGTACGCACTAATGACAAGCGCACCCGGTCTTGGTCCTACCCTCCGCGCAGAGCAGGAGCTAGCGATCGAGGTTGCGGTGCGCTTTGCTCATAACGCGCCTCGTGAGCAGGTGGCGCAGATGATGCGTCGCCTTTACTTCGACAACCTGATGCTGCGCGAAGCGCTGATGGAGCTGCTCGGTGAAGATTAACGCCAAGGTCAATATCAGCGAGTGGAGGGGGCCTCAGCTGGTACAGCGGGCCCGTTTCGTTTTTGGCAAGTATTGCGTTGAGGCTGACCAGCGCCTGAAAGCGAGCATTGCGACGCAGCAGTTTGAATGGCCGAACGTCACTATCCGCAAGAACCGCTCTACCGCGACCTCGCCGCGGGACATCATTGATACCGGCGCTTTCGTGCGGTCACAGGAGCGTTCAATGCTGAACGCCACGACCTGCCTGTTTACCTGGAACGTGCCGTATAGCAGCCTGATCCTGACGGGCTACGTCACGAAGAAAGGCAACCAGATGCCTGCGCGAGACTGGATCAGCCCAGCGATCAGAGGCGAGTATTCAATGGAGCGCTTCTTTGAGAAAGAATGGCGGAAGCTGGGGTTTGATAAGTTCTGATGACTGACATTGAAGCGTTCCTGCAACAGGCGATTCTGCAGGGCAAGGTTGAGAAGACGCTCAACATCTATGCCCTGCGCAAGCTCAGGGAAGCAATGGGCTGGATCAAAGCCCGCATTGCCTATTACGGCTTAGATGGGCTGGTGCCATCACAGCAGGCCCGGCTGGCCCAGCTGCGGCAAGACGTTGAGGACTACATGGGCGGCAACTTCGCCGGTGAGCTGCGCACGCAGATGGAAGGCAGCGAGGTGCTGAACACGTATATCGACCGTCAGCTAGAGCTGGCCCGTGGCGCGGTTGAAGCGACCGGCGGCACTGTGACCCGCAGCCTGACGACTGAGCAGGCGATCAATCAGGGGTTCCGTAGCGTCACCATCAACGGGATCCCTTGGGACGAGTTCGTTGCGGTGAGGCTGCCGCGTTCGGTGGCGGATAAGGTGTCGCGCTTCGTCAGCCTTGGCCTTTTGGATTCAGAGGCGAAGACCGTGGCAGCGTTTGACAACACCGTCGTGCGAACGACCAGGACGCAGGTTGAGGCCTTGATTACGACCGGCGTACACGACACCGGCAGCATCGCCCAGCAGCTGATTTACCAGATCGAGACCACGCCGAAATGGCAGGAGGACAACCAACAGGTCTGGTCAGCCATGTTGGATAGCAGCGTCTGCTCAACCTGTGTTGGGCTGGACGGCAAGCGGTATGACATGGGCTACGTGAAGGTGAGCCCTCATCCCAACTGCCGGTGCGTGCTGCTGCCTGAGAGCTTTTTCTATGAGAAAGGCCAGCCGGTGCTGCGCCCTGTGGATGGCGACAAGGGCGTGACAGAGATCCCCTCAACCAAGAAGGCGACAGAAACGTGGCTTAAAGACAAGGACAACACGGCAACCGCCAACGCGATCTTTGGTGTAAAGCGTGCTGAGCGACTAAGGAAGGGAGATATCAGCCTTGATCAGGCGGTCAAGGAAATGCGAGGGCGTTAAAGCTCACCACATGGGGGCCAACGCAAGTTGCGCCGTTGGCTCTGGTGGGAATACACAGCTTTCGCGCATTTGCCAAAAGCGCTCTAAGTAAGCGGCTCGGGGTGATGGAGGCTCTCCGACTCGCTCAAGCTTTCTTAGGCGAAGGCGGAAGTAGGCCAGTTCCAGTGAGGCGTATTCGAGTAGCTCTTTTTCCTGTGGACGAGCCCTCCAATGCCTGATGGCAGCGATGTTTTCTCTTAGTCGATCGCTTTCCCGCTGGCCTTCGTCGTAGTCGTATCGCGGTGTGATCCAGCTGACAGCGCAGCCTCTGTAAAAGGTCTCAGGGTGCTCTATGCACTCGTTGACGAAGAAATCGAAGATCGTTGTGGCGACCTCTAGACCCGCCGAGTACGCCAGTCCTTCCGTGGTTCCTTTGGACGGCCGCACTTTTTGGAAGGTCTCTTTGATGACGTATTCAGTCAGCTTTGCCTGATCGTCTTCAAGCCTTACGGCCCTAAAAGCCTCTTGGTAGCGGGCAGGGTCGCGTTTGAGGGGGTTTTCATGGAAAGTGATCCCGACTTTCCAGTAGTGCCCGTCCCGGCCTTCTAGGCCGTACTTGGCGATATCTGCCTCCGTCTGGCAAGCGCTTACTAGGTAAAGAGTGAGCATGTCTAGGGGTCTACTCCTGCTGCAACCATAGCCTTGCGCAGGGCTGCAGCGCAAGAGGCGCGGGGGAACCTAGGAGAAAAGGGCAATGTCGCTTGCTGCGCTGGGCGTTTCGGCCGTAGACAACAGTTACCTCTCAGTGGCAGAAGCGAACGGAATCGCCGCCACCATGCTCGGCACGCTGAAGTGGTTAGACCCAGCCACTACTACTGCCCAGAAAGAAAACGCGCTGATTCAAGCGACGCAGCAGCTCGACACGCTGGGTTGGGTCGGTAGCCGTGCAGCAACGGGGCAGTCATTGGCATGGCCAAGGAAAGACGCCAAGTGCGGTGAAAAGGACTACACCAGCACCGTGATCCCGCGCGAAGTGGAGCTAGCGACGTTTGACCTAGCCGAGGCCTTGCTGGGCAACCCTGGCCTGATCACTGGCATCGGCAGCAGCAGTAGCGGTGGTGGTGGCACTGCCGGTGAGCTGGTGCCTGGTGTCCCGAACAAGGATCTCAAGCGCCTGAAGCTCGACGTGATGGAACTGGAATGGCGCGACAACGCTACTGGTGGTGGCGTTGCCATCAAGACCCCGCTATCTGTGCTGCCTCACCTGGCCGGCATCCTTGGCTGCTTAACCACCAGCACGATCCCAGGCGGCCGTAGCTGGATGGTGCCTGTTGTCCGGGGGTAGGTCAGTAGCCTTCCAATATGGAAGCCTATTCCCAGCTCGGTTTTGACCTGACGGCTGCGCCGCAGAAGCCAAAACGGCGGACAACATCGCACCTAGCCAAACCGCTGACGAAAGAAGAGCAGCGCCGCTTTGGCGAGATGTACGTTGAACACCAAGGGCTGATCCGGTTGCTTGGCTGCAAGATGTGCCGCAAGTACCGCTCGGTTGACAAGCTCGATATTTATAGCTGCATCGACGTTGCGTTCCTGAAGACGTGCCGCGCTTTTGACCCAACGCTTGGGTTTCAGTTCAGCACGCTGCTAACCAAGTTCTGCGAGGGCACGATCATGCACTACATCCGTGACCATAACTGGCACGTGAAGGCCCCGGCGAAAGTGCGGCAGCTGGGGCAGGCAGCGCGGAAGCTCGCCGCCCAAGGGCACAGCATTAGCGAGGTGATGAGCCTACTTGACGCCAGCCGGGACGAGCTACGCCTAGCCCTGGCGGCCACCGCAGGGATCTACCACGAGCAGAACGAGTGGGAAGGCCATCAGTGCAGCAGGCCCACTCCTATGGAACTGCTGGAAGCCGAGGACACGAGGGGTTGACCCCTGCGCAGGCGTAGGGCTATAAATGGCTTGGGACAGCGAGCTGCGAACTCCTGCCCCGTGACCAACCTGCGGAGACAGGCTGATGCCAGCCTTTATAGACCAGACCGGCCAGCGCTTTGGGCGCCTCGTTGTTGTCCGCATTGAGGGGCGGGACAAGTGGGGAAAGATCCTTTGGTTTTGTCAGTGCGACTGCGGCGGCAGCACGGTGGCGACGATTTCTAATTTGAGGGCAAAAACCACCAGCTGTGGCTGCTTCAGGCGTGAGGAGGTTGCGCGACGCAAGGCCAAGCACGGGCACTGCGGCACAAGGACTTACCGGATCTGGGGCAACATGAAGACGCGGGTAACCAACCCGAACTTCAAAGATGCGGAGCTGTACTCGGAGCGTGGCATTGACTGCGATCCGCGCTGGCTTGAAAGCTTTGAGGCGTTTCTGGCGGACATGGGCGAATGCCCAAGCCCGAAGCACAGCTTGGACCGCTGGCCTGACAACGATCGGGGTTACTGGCCCGACAACTGCCGGTGGGCTACGGACGTGGAGCAGGCCAATAACCGCCGCCCGCGTCGCTGGGGGGTCAAGCCCAAGGAAAACTAGGGGAACTGAGGTCTTTCCTGCGATGGGATCGTTTTTCAACGCCTTCGGCTACAAGTTCCACGCGAAGAAGGGGACTAGCGCTTCGACCGCTCCGGCTGCCTCTACAGGGATGACGGAGATCAAAAACCTGTCAAACGCTGGCATTAGCTCCAGCTCTGACAGCCAAGAGGTCATCACGTATGACACCAGCACCAACGGCTGGAAACAGCAGATCGTGACTGCTAACAGCTACACCATTAGCTGTGAGCTGAACATTGATACAACAGACAAGGGCTACCAGCTGCTGAAGGAAGCGTCTCGTGATTGCGCGACCGGCGTGATGATTGAGTGGTTCCGCGAGACTCCTGCCCCCAAGGTGTCCGCTGGCACTTCAACTGCTGAAACTCACGCTGGTATCGCCACTGTGGCGAACTTCTCTGAGGACATCACCGCAGGCAACGTGGCCAAATGCACCTTTGATTTGGTGGGCTATGGGCCGTATGTTCTGACCGAGGCCACTGTGACGCCATAGTGGCGAGGGGAGACTCCTACGGCCCCGCTTCGGCGGGGCTTTTTAGTGTGCGGCTCTACTGTTGCCAGGAGCGGACAAGGCGGATCTTGTCGCCGAGGACTTGTTGAAGGGTGTTGCCGAGGAGGCCTGTGGTGCCGTAGCTGAAGCGCAGGTCATCAACGGTGCAGTCTTCTGCTGAATCAGCAGAGAAGGTCAGCTTTGCGCTTGTGCCCTGGCGGATGCGCGGGTCTAAGGCCTGGGGGTTGATGCAATAGCCCTCGTAGACCGCGCTGATCACGTCAACGCCTGGCTGGTTACGTTCGTTGTTGCTGCCAGATTTGCGCAGGTATAGGTCGTAGCTGATGGTGGTGGTGTTGGCCACCACGTTGCCGGTATCAGGGTCAACGGTGGTGCCGGTATCGGCCACGGTGAATACGACCGTCGCGTTCTTCAGTGCGACAAGTGCTGACGCCACCGCTTCTGCCCTCTTTCCTTAGGTTTCCGGGGTTCGGGAAACTAGGTGTAGCAGTAGAAGTCAGTAGTGGCGGGGAGTCTTGGGGA